GTGTTGCTACACCCAGTAAGATTACAACGTAATGTTGACATTCCTATTGAAGTATTTTTATCACCTTCAGTATTACTTATCATTGCACATCTACCAAAAGCAGAATTATTAAATCCTGTTGTGTTGGCTATTAAAGCACCAGAGCCTACTGCTGTATTTTCTGTACCTGTTGTGTTAGCTTTTAAAGATTCAAAACCTACTGCAACATTGTTATCTGCTGTTGTGTTTGTACATAAAGAAAAAGAACCTAATGCTGTATTATATTCCCCTGTTGTGTTAGCTGCCATAGCACTAGCACCAACTGCTGTATTTTCATCTTCTAAAGTATTGAAAAGTGCTGATAAACCTACAGCTACATTTCTTGTACCTGTTACGTTTTTACAAAGTGTAGCAACACCTAGTGCTACGTTACTATGACCTGTTGTAGTGCTTCTTAAAGATTTTCTTCCTATTGCTGTGTTATTATCTCCAGTAGTAATATCCGCACCAGACTCAGACCCAATAGCAGTATTTTGTACTCCACCAGCTTCAACACTAGTTAAAGCAGTATCACCTAAAGCTACATTATCTGTTCCTACTGGATAATCACCATCTAATTTTATTGTGCCGTTTACATCTAAACTAACATCAATATCAACGATATCTAAATTACTTGTTCCATCAACGTCTATGTCACCAGAGATGTCTAAAGAAGCACCTGTTAAAACTCCTGCAACAGTTAAAGTTGAAGCCATATCTACAGCACCATCAATATCTACTACATCTAAATTTGTTACACCGTCAATATCTATATTGCCAGAGATGTCTAAAGAAGTACCTGTTAAAACGCCTGCAACAGTTAAAGTAGAAGACATATCTACAGCACCATTAATATCAATTAAAGTTGAGTTTAACTCTATCTCGTCATCAGCGTTAATATCTAAATCCCCATCAGCGTCTGATCTAATGTTAATTGCAGAATCACGAAACTGAAGTTGCATATCAGTGTTAAGTAATAATCCATCATCAGCTACATGAGTTAAAGTTACTTCACTGTCCGCACCAAAAGATAATACTGCACTATCAGAAATTAAACTAACATCATCACCAACTGTTAAATCTGTTGCAACCTTAACTGTTGTATCATCATCTAAAGTTAATACTGTTGTTCCGTCAAATTGTTTAAATATTAAATCATCAGCATCTACACGTAATTGTAAAACTTGTGCACCCGCTGTGCCATCCATGTCTAAACTTAATTGTGCAGTTCCTGCATCTTTAAATTCTATGTTTCCACCAGCTGCGTCTATAACTATATCTGCAACTGAATCTAATGTAATATCTCCTGAATTAGAAGAAGCTACTGTTACACCAGTGTGGCCATCTATCGATACTGTGCTTGCTTGTGAGTCAATTGTAATTGCACCTGCTGACGTTGAAAAACTTGAGGCTGCATCACCTATAGTAATTTCATCTGCTGGAACAGATAAACCAAAACTTGTGCCAACAATATTTGTACCATCTGAATAAACTAGTTTAGATGTTTTTTCTACACCTGAAAAAGTAACCCCTGATCCTGACGCTGTTTTAAATTGAACAGTGTGATTACCTGAAGTTGAGTTAGTTATAATATAAACTTTTTCTATTGAATCTGGAACTGTTACAATTTGATTTCCTGATATTGTACCTGTTAAATTTATAACAGCGTTTTGAGCTACTGATGTAAACGCTCCATCTGCAATAGATAGCGCTGTAGTAGCAGCAGAACCAGCAATAGATTGTTCTACATAACCAGCGATTGCTGTATTAACAATGTTTAAATTACTATTAGTTTTATCTCCCCAAGTACCGGCGTTCTCGCCAGTTGCCATTAGTTCTATACCAAGATCTGTAAATGTTGATGCCATAATTTAATTTCCTTAAGGTGCTGGAGAGTTAACGGGTATTCTGATTGTTCCATCAGCGTAGTCGTCTCTTTTTCTACTACCTAATTGTTCTCCACCAAATCTCTCTACTTCTTGTTTATATTTTTGTTCGTACAGTTGTAACATATCTGCAGGTCCTTTTAAATAGCCATATGCTTCTACTAAACATGCGTATAATAAACCATTTGGGAAGTTAAGGCTAATAAAATTTGTTGTATTTGATGCACTTAAACCTGTTGGTTTTGAATTATAATGAATTTTATATACATACGTAGCATTGGGTATTGGAGATAATAAAACTCCTCCTGAAGTGGTGTTTGTAGTTCCTGTTGCTCCACCTTTCATAGAATAGTATTTAGGTCGGCCTGTAGTTCTGGCTCCATTAAATTCATCTAAAAAAGTTTGATCTTTTTTTTCTAACCAAATTGGATTGTTAAATGCTGCTGTAGAATCAGCAACTTGAATACCCCTTACATATAAAGCTCCTGCTGGAACATTAACGAACTCTTGATTGGTAACCATATTATCTTGAGCTACACTTCTATATGCATCAATCGGTACATCTCTCATAATTCTAAATTCTGAATTGTCAATAAATTGATCTGTAATTGTGCTTGTTAATACAGTCGTCCCAACTTCTGTGTAACTTTGGATTGCTGTTGTTAATGTTGCATAAGTAAATCCTGCCATATTATCCTCTCTCGTTTACAGGTCCTGCTAAAACAAATAAACCTCCTCCAATTTCAGCAGTTGTTGCGGCTGAAACCAAATTAAAAGTAAATGAAAAACTATATGATAAAGTTATTCCATTATCTGTAGCAGAACTTAATACTCTTGTTATTATATATGATCCAAAAACTTTTGCACCTAAATTATGCGTTGTTGCAGTTGTTGCTAAAGGTGTAACTCCTTGAATAGGAGCAGAAGTTCCTCTTGTACAACCAGTTAAGTTATTTGTAGATTTACCTGTGTATTGAATTGTTTCATTAATGTGTTGCCCAAAAGTATTAGATGTAGAATCTGTATCTACTTTTTCAATTACAATATACCCACTAGTTGGAAAATTAGAAGCGTCTGTTAAAGTTATCGTAGTATCAGTAGCACTTAAAGTTTCGTTTAATGTAGTTTCTAATTCAAAATTATTTACTACAACACCTCCTACTGCATTTTTAACTTGTGTAAATCTAACGACATCGTTGGTTTGAAAAGGATTACTATTAATTCCATGTGTATCATTAGTAACAAAAACAATTACTGAAGTTAAACTTGCTGATGTTGTAAAAGGATTATCTCTTAAAACAAGTGAAGTTGCAAATTCAAATCTATCTGGTCTTGCATCTATTAATCCAGGCTCATCTGTACCAACTGATCTAGATTCTAGTTGCGGGTGTTTAGATTCAAATTCTGATCTATGTACAAAAGCCCCAGTCCATTCTTTCATCATTTCATCATAAGGAAATTCCATTCCTGATCTGTCTGATATTGCTCTTGAATATTTTCCTCTTGCCATTATTTTCCTCTGTAATAAATTCTTGGTGTTATGTGTACACTAGTAGAAGAACCATCTTCTGATAATGCTCTAGCAAATTCACTTTCATAGAGAGTTTGCATCTGTCCAACCGACTGTGGGTTAAATTTTTGTGCTAAATAAAAAGCTAAACCTGATACCATACAAGGTACAAATCTATACGGCACGTCTGTTGCATCAGTGTAAGTTCCTGATGCATCTTGTATTCTTTTAACAAAGAAAAAATGCACTGCTTTAGCAGCGTTAGTTGAATCTGGTGTAGGATAAACAGTTATTGTAGTTTTATCTATAAATCTTTGTACAAAATATTTTGAAGGTGTACCTTTTGATAATTTATTTGCTTGTGCAGAATAAGTTGATCTATCAATTTTTGTAAGTGCAGAATCTGCTTGACCTACTGCAGTTCTACTTGTTCTTAAAGTTGCTTCAAGTACATCTGCTACACCATAAGTATTAGCAGGAGTTGTAACTGCGCTTGTACCATCTGAAGTTGCTCTAAAAAATATATATTCAGCTTGACCTTCTACAAGATTAATATCAGTTTCTCCTACTTCCCAATAGTGTAAACCTCTATTACCCCATTCTTGAAACATAATGTTTAAAGAACGTCTTGCTGTTTTTAATTGATAACCAGAGCTTACTTGAGAACCAATTCTCTCGTATGCTTCTTCTATTATTTCATCAACAGCAAAGGTTTTATCAAAAATAACTGCGCCTGACGTTGTGTTGGCCATAGTTTATTCCTAATATAATTTTATAAATTCAGCTACTACTGTGTACATGTTTCCAGAGTCTGCTGCACCGGGAACTACAAAGTTAACATCGCTTTCGTTAGTGTTGTTTGATTTATCAGTTTTTAATCCACCAAACTCTCTAAAATCCCAATAAGCTGCGCCAGTTAAACCAATGATAGGTATATCGCCATCATCATCTTCTTCGTCTAAACGAGCAAAAGAATCTCCACCATTTCCAGTATCACTAGAGAACCATACTCTTTGTAACACTAAGTGTAGACAAGTTTGTCCATTTGCGTTTGCTGCTAATGCTGAAACATCTCCAAATATAGTTGTTCCACCTGTTCCGTCTGATTGATTTACTATTTTTATAACCACTCTAACATCATTTTCTTGCATGATAGTTGGTCCTGTTACTACGTCTGCCATAATCCCTCCTTAATCAAGATTACTAAGTGGGGCCAAAGCCCCACTCTAGTTAATTATTATTATTACGCTGCGAATACAAAAGTTCCAGTTGTTCCAGCACCTATAGATCTTAGTCTAGCTGACACATGCCATTTACCTGTTGTTACACATGTAAATATTATTTGTGAACCAATACTCATTAAATTAGTTGCCGCATTGGCTGGAGTATAAGTTAATCTTGTCTCGTTAGCTGTTGAAGTATCAAAAGTTACTGCACTACTTGCTCTAGATTCAAATACAGAAC